TGACTACTACGATGCCTGAACCTCCTGATGTGCCGTTTGCGTTGTAATCAGGGCCACCACCACCCCCACCAGTATTTGTGCCACCAGCGGTAGGTGAGCCTCCGCTACCACCACCATTACCACCACCGCCAACACCGCCAGTACCATACACATTAAAGTTAGTACCGCCAGCACCCCCACCAGCATAAGTAACAACAGTGCCAGAAATTGCAGACGCAATACCCGCACCGCCATTTACACCCGCATTAGAACCAGATGGGGCATTCAAACCTACAGTTCCCGCACCACCACCGCCACCAGCGTTGTAATTTGAAGTTGTAGATGAAGAATTACCTCCAGAATTTCCTTGTCCAGATATTCCAGAACCACCTCTAGCAGAGGTAGTAGTGCCATTTCCACCGCCACCGCCGCCAGAACCACCATTATTTCCAGAAGAAGATATGCCTAGACCGCCATATCCACCGCCACCACCACCTGTAGAACTTATAGCCCCAAAAACAGAAGCAACGCCATTAGTGCCATTTGTACTACTTGAAGTTGACCCAGCACCACCACCACCAACAGTCACAGTGTAAGAAGTCCCAGCAGTTACAGTCACAATACCCGTTAACAACCCGCCCGCACCACCTCCACCACCAAGAGAATACGCAGAACCCCCACCACCTGCAACAACAAGATACTCAACCCATCTAGGGGCGATGTAACCCGACCATGCGCCTTGGCTGATGGCTTGGTTAACTTGCTTTAGATTGAAGAGTCCTGATGCCATATAACCTCAAAATGTAATTGTTCCAGATGCCACGAATTTATACACCCGCCATGCGCCTGTGATGTATGTTTCTGGTGATCCAGTTGTTGATGCCACTGGCAGTAAGTATGAAGGATAACGGATGATGACTATGCCTGAGCCGCCTGCGGCACTACTTCCAGCCTGATCGCTACCCCTTCCGCCGCCGCCGCCGCCTGTGTTTGCAAGCCCTGTTGTTGGATTAGTTGCGTTACCGTTTCCACCACCACCGCCACCACCAAGGCCAGCAGGGGATGAGGTATATAACGCACCGCCACCACCACCAGCATATTGGACTGGTGAGCCAGAAATAGAAGAAACTAACCCAGTTCCACCATTACCACCCGCCGTAGTTGTCCCTGTTACGCCAACCGAACCAGCGCCTCCGCCTCCACCAGTGCCGTAATTTGCAACAGTAGTGTCATCACCGCCATTATTGCCTTGCCCAGCAATCCCTGATCCAGCACTTGCACCATATCCTGCACCACCACCGCTACCACCAGAAAGTCCACTTAAAGCGTTGTAAGAACCACCTCCACCGCCACCATTTGCGGCAATACTTGCAAACACAGAATTTTGTCCACTAGAACCTCGTGTGGATAATGTTGATGTGCCTGCACCACCAGCGCCCACAGTAACAGTGTATGTCGTACCAGTGGTTACCGTAAATCCTGTTGCAGTTAACAAGCCACCTGCACCGCCACCGCCTCCGTGCGTGTTACCGCCGCCACCCCCGCCAGCCACAACAAGGTATTCCACCGTTGTAACAGGGTAGTTAAGGCCGTTATAAGTGGCCGATAAAACGCCGCCTACTCGTTTGGACATGATTTAGTCCTTAAGAGAGTTCTTCGTAGCTTACTGTGTAGGCAATTTTTGATGCTGTGCTACTTGTCACAACGATAGACTTGTCTTCTTCCAAGTAAAACGCTGTTGACTTGTCAGACACAATCAAGGACGCATCAGGAGGAACTGAGACAGTCGATGCCAATGGGAATGATGTGCCAGAGCCAGCCGCAGCAGTATTAAATGCCACAGTTGTGTCAAAAGCACTTGTGCCATCCACGTTAGCAGCAATAATCATATTGATTTTAAAAACCTTATTAGAATTAACAGGGTTTGCAAGCAATACATTAGATGTAGCGTTTGCTGGTGTTAGATTAGCAGTCTTTGCCGTGATAATTGCGACAGCGACAATGTTGGGTGCAGTCATGAAAAGTTCTCCTAAAAATTAACCACCAAAGACCATCGCCATAGCGATAGCTTTACCTGTTGTTGCGCCACCAAGTGCAGTAATTGCCGCTGCACCAGTAGTTGCACCAGTACCACCATTTGCAATTGGAAGAGTTCCAGTTACACCAGTAGACAAAGGTAAACCTGAAGCATTTGTCAAAGTACCGCTTGCAGGAGTTCCTAGAACTGGCGCAGTCAGTATTGGTGAAGTAAGGGTTTTGTTTGTCAGGGTTTCTGTACCTGCCAAAGTAGCAAATCCACTAGCAGTAAATGCGGCCTGAGTCCAAACCGATCCTGTCCACAAGAACAATTGAGTTGTTGTTGAATTCCAGTACAAAGCACCTGTCAACAAAGCATTACCATCATTATCAACAGTAGGAGCAGAGGCTTTAGAACCTAAATATCTGTCATCAAAAGCATCGTATGACGCTGCCGCATTGGTTTCGCTAGTAGCCGCATTGCTTGCACTTGTAGAAGCATTTGAGGCACTTGTTGAGGCATTTGAAGCACTTGTTGCCGCATTAGAAGCAGAAGTAGCCGCAGCAGTTGTTGAACCAAAGATTGAATCTATTTCTGTTTTGGTATAAGCATTTGTGATGTTATAGCCAGCAATCGTTGTAGGATTCGTTCCTGCCGTTGCACGACCATAAGCATCAAAAGTAACAGACTGATAAGTTCCTGCTGAAATACCAGAAGTTGCTAAATCAATGTTGTCCGAATTGACAACAATACGGCTAGATGATGCCGTACCTACATTGAGAGTATTGCCTGTCTTTGTAAGACCATCACCTGCAGTAATCTGACCTGCACCAGAGAACTGCGCCCAAGTAATTGATGTGCTTCCCAATGTCCCACCTGCATCTATTGTGCAGATAAAACCAGAGTCAGCGTTAGTTGTTCCTTTTTCAACAAAGGTAAAAGCCGCCACCAACTCAGTATAGGTGTCAGCATCTGTTGTGCGAGTCCAAGAACCTGTTGCACACAAGTAAATACCATTGTTAGAAGCAGTAGATTGGTCTTTAACCAAGACTCGATCACCCGCAACAATCGAAATTCCATCAATAGTCTGTGCGCCAGACAACGTGATGTTTGCAGTAGTAGCCGCAACCACAGAAGCCTTGGCATCAATACCTTGGGCTAGTGCATCCACATAACCCTTGGTAGCCGCATCAGAATCGTTTGTAGGGCTTGCCAAGCCAGTAATGGTTGCCGAAGTACTACTGTCCATATCCAATGCGCCAGAGATGGTCACATTGTTGAATGTAGAAGTACCAGAAGCCGCAGTAACATTGCCTGTCAGATTGCCAGTTACGTTGCCAGTGACATTACCTGTAACAGCACCAGTTAAGTTACCTGTGACATTACCAGTTACAGCACCTGTCAATGGGCCACTAAAGCCAGTATTTGCCGTAATGTTTGTGCCAGTGATAGCAAGTGGAGAAGAACCACCAATAACTGCACCATTGATCGTTCCCGCACTAATGGCGGCAGAAGCAATCGTAGCAGCAGTGCTAACAGTTAGGTTGGTAAATGTTCCCGCTGCGGCAGTAGTTCCACCAATCACAGTACCATTGATAGTTCCACCAGTGATGGCGGCAGATGCAGTATCTACTTTTGTCGCTACAGCAATGGCAATATTATTGAACTCTGTATCAATCTCAGTACCTTTAACAATCTTTTGAGGATTGCCAGGCGACAAATTGTCTTTGGTTGCAAAGTTAGTGGATTTTGAATAATTGCTCATATTTATCCTATCTTGCCTTCTTTGGCTTGAAGTTCAATTTTCTGAATTGACAATTGAGTGCCATTGATGGTGGCTTCGTAACCAGTTTGTACGATTTTACCCGCACTTGAAGCATTACTGGTTAGTGCTTTAATTGGTATACCACTCGTGTAATCTGCAATTCCATACTCGCCAACTCCATACTCATAACTGCCTTGAGTTGGAATAAAGATGTTCTCTGACTGATAAGAACCAGAATAGTCAAAACCCCATTTAATTGTGAGAAATTGATTAGAACCACCAATCACAATGGCAGTCACAGACTTTAAAATAGAAATCTGATTTGGATTTCCTAAGTCAGCATTGTTTGTGTAGTACGCAAATCGGTACGTTAATGTGTCATCAAGATAAGTTCCATACTTACCAATATACCCATTCTTACCAATATACAAGTCACCATTACGCAAAGAACGCAAAGCAGTTGGAGAAATGTTATCCCACTTAGTAACTCGTGAAGCACCATCTTGCAATGTTTGCTTAGTATCGAAGCAGTAAACTTGCAAAGTAGTAGGCAAAACAAGAAGATAAAACGCTTCTTTTTCTGAGTAAACAGATTTTACATTGGCAATAGTTTCACCAGATAAAGATGATGTTAAGTCAAAACGAACATTTTTAGATAGGTCTCGCAAAGGAGCAGACTTCTCTTGAATAGTTCTCATCAGGGAACGAACACCTGAGTCTGACAAGAAAACAACATCTGTACCAATACTTTGTATGGTATCCCTTGCTATGCAACCAATAGAGCCTACTGTGTCGCTCAAAACAAGAGATGCGGGAGTAGAAGCACCAGAATAAACAAGAATCTGTCGTTTGCCAAAGATAAACAAGAAATCATTGTGCGCTGCCAAACCCATCACTTCATCTGCACCATTAGGCCACACACGGGAAACATCCAAAGAACCAGAAGTACCACCACCCCATACATGACCTGCAATCAGATCAGAGAAGGTAATAGTTGTTTTATCAGTAGCAGTATTAGCCACCCACAAACGACCAAAAGCAGAGATGCAAATGTTGGCTTGCGGAACAGTAGCAACATAACCAGACTTCTCAGAGACTCGCCTAAATGTTGATGTGCTAACAGCAGGGTCATAAATCAAAGGATCGTGACCAGTTTGAAAGAAGTATGCAACTCCATTCAGAGATGCAGTTTGCCAGTTAGATGCCGTAATAGTAGGAGCAGTACCGCCACCACCATAGGTCAACTCAGTCACCGCATTAGCAGCACCAAGTTTAAATAACTTGTTGTTGCCAGCAAATAGAACTGTAAGAGTCCCGTCAGTCTGGACTAACTCATGGATAACGCCAACATCGTTAGCACCTAAAGCACCAGAGGAAGAGTTAACCCTTGACCAACCTTTTCTAGCACCAATACGACCATACTGATCCAAGATGCAGTTAGTCGCAACCAAAGCAAAGCCAGCCCCTAAATCAAGGGGAGAATCTTCAGTATTCAGGCCATAAA